CACCGGCTATGAACTCTATCGCACCACCGGAACGGGAGCGAACTATTACTTTGTGACGTTTATTGACGGACGCACGACGACGAGTTATACGGATAATGCGTCTGATTTGGACATTCTGGAGCATCGATTACTGAAAGAGCATGGCGATGCCCCTGCGACCGGGAGTTACTTCTGTGAGCCGCACAAACAACGCCTCTGGTGGGGACGCACCGACACCAATCCCCGCCGTGTCTTTTGGTCCGACCCCGGTCTACCCGATCAGGTGGGGGCCAATAACTACCTCGATTTTACCGATCAAACGTCAGTCGGTGATGTCGTCACCGGGATGGTGGGGGATTTCGAGGGAATGCTGGTCGTGTTCTGTGAGCGTTCCATCTGGACCGTCACCGGCACCGGACAGGTCGTCTCCGATGTGATGGACTGGGTGAGAACCAAGTCCAATGCCATCATTGGAGCGGTGTCTCAGCGGTCGATTGTGTCAGTCCCTGCCGGGTCGGTGTATACCGATTCGTCCGGGGATCAGGTGACGACCAGTCGGGTTATGCAGGCGTATTTTACGCCTCTTGGGGACATCCGTATCTTTGACGGTAATAACGACATCATTATCAGCACTCCGGTCAAGGAGACATTAAAGACCTTTCTCTATGCCAACCGAACACAAATTCACGCCACTCACGATATCGAAAACGGGCATGTTGTCTGGTTCTGGCCCGGTCCCACCTCCTCTGGTGATACGTCGGATTGTAGTCAGGCGGTCGTCTGGAACTATCGGTGGGGCGTGTGGTATGTGTGGCCTGATATGCCGATGTCAGCATCGACCGCGATAGAAACCTCCAGCAATACGCAGATTCTCCTGACAGGTGAAGCTCAGACTTCCAAAGGCGGGTTCTGCTATAAGTTTTTTAGTGGAGACAGCTTCGACGGAGATACGATTCCGGCGCGCTGGATCACAAAGGTGATTTACGGCACGGATAACTCGTGGAATTCGCGTCAGCCCCAGCAACTCATGTCCTATATCAAGCGCTTTCGCTGGGTGGATATTATCGCGGAAGCGGAAGCGGATGTAACGCTCACCGTGGAGTGGATGTCGGGCAATTCGTCAGATGAAGCTGTCGGGCGCGGCAGCGCCAGTAAGGCTATTGAGCCGATTGGTATGCAGTTGATTACGGCTAACGGAAACGGCATTCAGACCGACGACGAATCAAACATCACGCTTCCCTTTGATTCTGTCCAGACTATTATCAATATGGAAGGCTCGAATGGGGACTTCATTCAGGATGTCGGCTGCCGGATTCGGATCAGTGATGATTCATCGAATGGAAGCTGGAGTCTGGAAGGAATGACCATTGGGTTTCAGACGCTGCCGGGCGCAACGAGGCGGTTGCAATAATGTCTAATGGGCCTACGATTGCGTACAAGGGCGGTCAGCGGTTTGAAGATACCTCTCCCACTGTCTTTGACAACCCGCTTGAGAAGCTAATTAGAACGGGAAAACGTGGAGCGAACTGGCTGGCGGATCTTCTTCTGGGATCGACACCGGAAGAAGAAATGCAAACTGCGATGGAGTCATTTCTCAGCCCCATGGCAACAGCGCAGGGCGTCGGGCGCAGAGTTCTTTCCAATGTTGCTGGACCCACACGACGAAGGCTCCTGTCTCCACCACAAGAAATCATATCCTATCATGGCAGTCGTGCCCCTAGTTTTCCTCCCACGCCAAGAAATCCTCTTGGGGAATTTGATCTGGGAAAAATCGGTACGGGAGAAGGCGCACAAGTGCAGGGTCAGGGACTGTATCTAAGCGGAAAACGCAGCATTGGAGATTGGTATCGCCGAAGGTATGGCATGGGAGGATTTAAGGCACCAGAAGGCGCGACATCGTGGAGGCAAAGGTGGGCCGGTGATCAAGCTGGAGGAGTTGATGATTGGAAGCCTCTAGATGGCGTCAATGATCTTGAAATAGGCGAAGTGCGGGCAGCGTCACGTAGGGCTGCTGATCGACTATATGGCGATAGGGGAACAACGACGACTGAATACATGTATGGACATAGGGATTTAACGGAAGTGCCGAATGACAAGGATATTCGGAAAGCAATGAGTTATGTGGAAAACATGATCGAGAAAGGTGCAAGCCCAGAAGAAATTATGTCCGTTGCCGGTCCTCCTCGATTTGATCATGATCCTCGACTGCTTGAAGCGGTACTGGGACCGTATCGTGGACTTGCTCCATCAAAGGGATCGCTATTTGAGGTCGGCATTAGAGCGGCCCCAGAGGAATTGATCGACTTGGACAAGCCATTGACTGCGCAGAGTTCTCAGGTTCAAAGTGCGGTGCGTAGTATATTTGACCCACTTCAGAGGCCGCCAATTCTACCAGAGGCGTCGTCCAAGGCCGAGCAGATGAGGCTATTTAGAAAATTCAAAGACCACCAGCAAGGATTGATGGAGGCAAGGTATGGCTCTCAGGGCGCTGGTTCTATTGATGAGACACCTACCCTGTTTAGCTATCCCGCAACCGCTCTCAATACTGCAAGAACACAATCTCTCCGAGATCGTGGCGTTCCCGGCGCACAATACCTTGGGCGCACAAGCGGAGAGCGAGATTACGTCATATGGGATCCAGAGCGACTGAACATTCTTCGTAAACTTGCTGCCGGAGTAGGCATGGTTGGCACAGGCACAGCCGCAGCATCTCAGGCACCCGGAACAACTGGTCAAAACTAATGGCCCGTTCAAACATTTCTCTCGACTTCCCGACGCCCGACTTTGCGCGGATACGGGAGGAGTCTGGGTCCGTCACGGAACGGGCAGTGCGATCTCTTTACTTTTCATCGCTTGATACTCGCCGAAGACTACAACGGATTCAACAGGAGTTAGCATGGCAAAGCACAGCATTTCTCGCCGGGAATTTCACCGCAAATTCGGGCACATGGACCGTAGCCGAAGCCGACCAAAAGCAGTACGAATTTATCAAAATCGGCCAGTTCCTCGTAGTGAACTTTTTTCTGGAGGATACGACGACCGGTTCGGGGATGGGGAATCAACTCCAGATTCAACTGCCCAAGGGGATGAAAGCCGCCGCGACAACGTACACGGGACCGCTGACCGTTAAGGGGTCAGTTGACACGGAAGGCTACATTACGACGGGGGGCACGGATAAGCTCTATTGCTTCCGCACTGACCATGCGGCATGGCCCTCCAGTATTACAAATAATGTGGATGTGCGAGGGATGATTACGTTGGCGGTGACCGGGTGATATACTCGATTTTGTCACAATGCCTGACATTACCTTACGTCCTTTTGGAATGGATGACCCTCAGAGTCTGACGCGATGGTATCAAGAGGATCAGGATGGAATTGAGTCGGTCATGGGCGTGGAGATTCCCAATGAGATCGCGTCTACCATGGCCTTTAACCTCCTGTTGGACAAGCAGCAGCGAGGAACGGCGATTTTTCGCATGGTCTACCGGGATGATGAACCGATTGGATTTACGGCAGTGACAGAGATTTCAAGAGAAGATCGGTCGGGACGACCACACTGGTATGTGGCGAAAGACCAACGTCGGTACAGTATGGCCGTTGCGAGAGAATCGGAGCGCGAGGCGATTCGACTGGGATTTCGAGGGTTCTTGGCTTCGATTCCTCCAACGAATACTACAGCGCTGAAAGTTGCTAAACGTCTTGGTTATGCCGAAATTGACCGGGTCTTGATGGTAAAGGAGCTTGCACATGGGGACTGAAGCCTTTTGGGTGCCAATGGCGATGGGTGGCATGGGAGCGCTTGGTGGCGCATTGGGCGGTGAAGGATCGAAAGATCAGCTTGGTTTTGGACAAGCTCATGGACAGCCCGATCCTAAAGGTATTGGTGAGTGGAGTCATATTTTCCCTCCCACGCTACTGGCGAATTACCTGAGTAATGTTGAACAAATGGGAGGAGTAGCAACAGCACGGGCTGCCCAACCCATTACACTTCCCGGCGCACAGGTGCAGCAGCCCGGTTGGTATGGCGGATCAGGCATGGTGGCCCCTGTGGGACTATCCGGGATGGACATCGCAAACATTCGTCCGTCTGTTTTAGGAACACCGGGCATCCGAACAGGCGAACCCGATCCAGCCGCTGTCGCACGACGCCGGGCTGATACTGGTGGGTCCGACCAATTGATTCCGTTTAATTGGGACAGCACCCCACCAACTCAAACCGGAAATTTTGAATCGGAGAGAAATAAGCGAGAAATGCGGTTTAGAGAACATGAAATGACGAAGTATTTGTTTCCGGGAGCCCCCAGAGAAACACCGGAAGCTCAGGTGGAGACGTTTGCGAAACCGTTTGCTGAAGGCGGTCAGTTTCAGGCGTCGTTACCGGAACAACAGGGACTCCGTCAGCCGTCTCCGTCGCAGATTCAACCGGGGGGCGGCTTTAGCGAACTCTATGGCGCATTAAAGCTCTTGGGCGTAGAAAGCGACCCCATGGGAAACCTGACGGTCGGCAGTGAGTATCCCTTATTTACAGGAGCCTCACGCACACCACCCCCCGTTCCCGGATCGGGAACAACGAATGGTGGAGGAACGGTAGCGTAATGGCAAACGACTGGCGCAAACAATACGACCCGAAACACCATGAGCAAATCCAAGGATTCTTAGGCGCGAATCCCGGTGATGAAGCGCGCATTGGATCAGCCTTGGGTTTTGAAGAATGGGACGGAGCCACGACAGGAGATACAAGTGGCGTCCCCGACAAGATTGAGTGGGACACACCAGCTACAGGCGATGGTTTGGGGTATAGCTTTGGATTTCGTCCGTCAGACATCGGCGATCAGTATGGAGGCATGACGGATCTGGACTACCAACAGGCCGGAGGGGAATTTCCAACGTGGGAGTCACTTGGTACGCCGGGACTTGCCGACATGGGAGATCCCATGAGTCTGGTGCAGAATCAGCCCGTCACAGGACTCCTTCCCGCGCT